ATGACTAAAATTATTAAATTATTGTTAAATTCATTGACTTTTAAAGAATATTGTTGTAAGTTAAACATAGGATATGACAAGGGAATAAGCCATCTGAGGTCGGAACAGGCAGCCGACACGCCCATGTGGTCTTTAAAGAGATGCAGGATTGCCACCCTGCCTATGGCTTATTTCCTTAAAAGCTCTCTAAATATTTTAGAGAGCTTTCTTTTTTTGTATATAAGCAAAAAAATAAGCCTATCGAGGATTTTGTTCCCCGATAGGCTTATTACTTATAAGTTATATTTTATTATTTTTGATTGCTGGAATTATCCGGTATCTGAGAATCAACTTTGCTTTTTAACATTGACACCAGGCGTCCTAAGAATCCGGGAAGCGGTACTCCGATATCTCCAATGTTTTCGAGAATGCTAATTAGTTCGTTGCAAATGAGCCAAACAGCCACCAGCGATGCAATCAGCATCGGAAGATGGATTGTCATGCCGAGCTTGTCTCCTGCATAGACCAGAAGCCAGTCGAGAACAGCACCGACCGCTACCAGCAGCCACATGCAAACCTTTTTGGCAATGCCCTGAATGCCTCGATAGCTGCTGATTTTTTGGCCGCGTTTTGATGCTGCCGCTAATCCGGTCACATAGTCGATCAAGTTACAAATAACCAGCACCAACATCGGCACGGCCAGTTCGCCGAGCCACGATGCCAATACTCCCACGACGGCGGTAAATACCGCCTTTGTTTTTGTTAATGTATCCATTTTGTTTTTTCTCCTCATACTCTATAAAGATTGTTGATATTTACAGCAGCTGTAACATCTCCGCCGATGCCAATAACTGCGCGGTCGCCGGAAAGTTCCAGGATGTTGTAGGTGGTCTGGTACACAAAGTCTGCAAGGCTGTTTCCATCATAATCGCAAGCGCCGGATTGTACCTTGACGCTGGCACCTATTCCGATAGCAGCTGCAGGGGCGGAATCGTCACTGTGCTGTCCGCGGATATCTCCATCGTTTACCCAGCACATCCCGTTGTCCAAAAGGTATGGATTTGCGGCACCTTCTGCGATGTATGTAATGACGCCATGATTTTTGAGCATGTTTCCTGCTGGAATTGCTTCACTGTTTGGTGCGGTGCTGGATGTGTAGCAGGTGGAAAACACAACGTCTTCACCGATGCCGTGTGCATTACCCGACGGCCGTTCCGCCGATGCTTCCGACTGCTGCGGAGCAGGGGAGGGAGCGCCTTCCCAAAGAGGACACTTGTCCGATTCGTTGCCATCAAAGTTTCTGCCGTAAATGTTAAGGCAATCCGTAAACTGCCAAAGGTGATGAGATGCGGGGCTGGTGCAGTGGTCAGCCCACTGTGCAATCCACTTGCCGTAACGATCAAGCCGGCCGCCGGCAAGACAGCCATCAATCCAAGACTGGCTTGCATAAATGCCGGAATAGTTTCCGTCTGCCTCCATAGCACTGCAGAAAATATCACAGATGGACTGCAGCTCATCATTAGACGGAAATCCGTTGTTGCGTTTATATCCGTCTGCGTCTTCCATGTCGTACCAAACACCCATAGGCGGGACTCTGCTTGCCAAAATCCGACGGGCATGAGCTACCTCACTTCGGGCATCGTTATCGTTGAGGGCATATCCGTAAAGATAAGCGCCCCAAGGCTTTCCCATTTGTTCGCAAAGTGCAACGGTATTTTCAAATTCGCTGTCGTCCTGCGACTGAATATCGGATCCCAACCCGAGCCTGATTATTACAAAGTCTACATTTTGCAGCACATCACGGGTAATTCTCCCATTGTGCTCGCTTGTATCAATTCCTCTCATAATTTATCCTCCTTATTGTGTATCGTGCCTTTTTCCGCTGGAATCGTAAGCTGAGATCAAGACAAAGTGAGGCTTTCCGCTGCCATCATAGGCGGTCACGAGTCCGGTATGCTTTTTGCCGGCTGAGTCGTACACCGTGATCACACCGGATTTAACCTCCACGCCAATCCAACAAATGGGGGAGGATGGGTAGGACCTGTACCACTCATGAACTTCCCAAACAGCGTAATAAACCCAGCCTTTTTTCTTATTGGAAACTGTTATCCGATTGTAATAATTGTCTTTGCCATACTGATCAAGTATTTTGCTCGGTACCGTCTGAATACTGGTTCCGGATCCAACGTACAGCCGCGCACCGAGTCCGTCGGTAACTTCGAAGTGATCGAAGTTGGCGTTGCCCTGCGTGCTGGATTTGCTCCACGATAACGTGATCGCCATCCCGATCGGCACTTGCGTTTTAGATACTTTGGCGGACGGAGCGCCGGCAGGATAATAGGGGCGTGCGGGAATTGTAAGAGTCCCGTAAACCTCGCCGTTGTTTCCGGCAGGACCGTATCCGTTGACTGTATCGCCCCAGTATTTCCCGAATACGGTAACATCATAATCACCGTCATTTCGGCTGAAATCCCAGGTTCCGTCTACTTGTCCGACCCAGTTTCCATTTCCGCTGTAAATTCCTTCTCCATCTGCGCTGTAGTTTTCAACACCGCACTGCGTATGAACACCGTATTCACTCATTCCACCATTGATACAGGCGGTGGATGTGTGTACATGGACACGTGCCGTATATTCACTGATAATTTCGACATATGCGGATAAATATGCTTGAGTTGTGCCGGTGCCCCAGGAATAGCCGTAGTCACTATTGCCGCCATACCATTCAGCCATTTAAATCACTTCCCGTCATAATAGTTGAATATAAAAGGTGTTAGCGGCTGCAGTAGCAGGTGCTGCCCAAGTACCCCGGTTAATGCCTAAATTAAGGAGTGCCGCAGGAGCTTCTCTGGCTCCGGTGCCGCCGCTGGATACTGGTACGGGACCGGTTGTGTTGCCTAACCCAATAAGATTACGGATCTCTGGTGGCGTAGTCACTCCTGTACCTCCGCTGGGTACTGGTACGGGACCGGATGATCCTAATCCCATAGCGTTACGGGTATCAGCTAAGGACTTTTTTCCGGTGCCACCTTGCTCCGGAGGGACAACACCATCACTGTTAAGTCCGGCGATTCCGTTTGCATGACCTTTGCTGTCTGATATGGCGTTGATCAAATTCAGTAAATGCCCTGCCGTATCGCTGCCAAGTGTGTTTTTAATTCCTGCAAACCAGGTGTTAAAATTACTTTCCGACTGTGCGGTAAATGTATCGTACCAATGTTTAAAATCTGCTTCGTTTGCTGTCTTTTTGTCAGCAAACCATGATTCCATCTGAGCGAGTAAAGTGTCTGTACCTACCTGATTGATAACGCCTGTTACAAGGCCGCAGAGATTTGTATCCAGCCTGGTATCCCGAATATTGGACTGCGCGATTTTTGTAACTCCTCTGGAAAGACTGATTTCAGCGAGACAAAGTTCATACACATCTGATGTTCGCTCTAAAGCGGGGGCAGCCCCATTAGAGCCGGCTTTCACTTCGAAATGAATATCCCGGTCTATTTGATCCAGCTGCGCTACAATGCGGTATATTGTCGTAGCATCGGGGGTTGGGACAGTCAAAGTGCTGCTTCCCAAATCATACGCATACCAGCCGTTGATAAAAATATCTCCTGGCTTTAATGTCACAACTAAGCCGTCTCCGGCGACGACCTGAAAATTATCAGACGTCTTTCCATAAACACCGTTCGAAAGGAACAGGGAATGATACCTCGCGAAGTATTGATCGTCAACAGCACGGTCTGAGATCGGAAGTCCGTCTGTTGTTTCTCCTGTTTTAACACCGGGAAAGATTCCGTATTTTAGTGCCATTATTTTTCACCCCCTGTAATTTGGTCAGCTTCCGCCTGTGTCAGATTTTTCCCAATAAGAGAGTGAATCTGATCGACGGTAACGCGCCCTAGTTTATACTGAAGCATTAAAAAATTGGCGCTCGCACTCATCATTACGCATTACCTCCAATCATCTGGGACAACAGTAATTCTTCTACCGCCGCCAATCTAGCGGGAATAGTCGGCGTGTTTTTCTGCTTTTCGATTGCTGCCAATTCAGAAACGGTGTAAGGAATATAGCGTTCAATATCTTCGTACTCGTCGTAGGCGTCACAGCCCAATATTCCTGGTACGTCAACAACTTTTTCTACATCTTTGCCGCCGTTTTCATATTCTTTTATAACTTCAATATGCGACTGCTCTGCAACAGCCGCTATGGCATCATGGTGGATTGTCAGCTTATCTGATTCCAAATGGCCTTTAGTAAGATCTGGGTTAAGGATCTCATTGCCCTGCTGATCTAAAATTTTCATTGTGTTTCCTCCTTATGCAACTCGTTCCCACATATAAACACACAGATATGGAGGCATATTATTGTGCGGTTTCCCGCCACCCTGTGCGGAGGCAGTGAATCTACTATTTGAATTATTTTGCAATGCTAGGGTATTAACCCTATAAGCAGATATACTTCCAGCTCCGCCGTCTCCACGGCATATTTGGGTTCCATATATATTGTCTTTTACATCATGAGAATGGCTCGGCATTTCTGTTGTAGTTAAGGTGTGCGTTTTTTCACCACCAGTTTTGCCTCCATAATATTCCGATTTAGGGTCACTATAAGCGGCGAATAAAAACTTCCCTCCTAAAGCCTGCCATGTGCCGCCGTATTTTGATGCGGGGCTGGTACTCTTGGTGCTGATATAAATATCTCCCACGTCGTACTTGTCCGGAATGCCCTTCAAGTCTGTGTATTTCCCGGAACGCGCAACTGGTGAAAGTTGTGGCGTTTCAGCACTTTTGCCGACTTCGTTTACCTCACGTTTGACTTTTCCCAGTATGGTAGACGGAGATTTCCCCAGTGTGGGGGTGACGGTATGAGAGCCGTTCTCCCAGACTTCTTCGATCTCCTCGACTCGGGCGGTATATTTAATCCCGGTTTCCTGATCGATCACCGTTCCGAGATCACCTAAGTCATAATCTTCACGGTAAATCAGAGTGTTGGAAGTCAGCACCGAAAAATCAGCAGATTCCGCAATTGGATATTGGGCGAGCTTTTCTTTTCCTCTCTGAATGAGTTTAGCTTTGTATGTTGTATCGGTATCATCTTTTTCCCGCTGTAAATCGCGCGCATCTACCCAAAGCTCTTTTCTCGGGTTGCCGTTTGTTTGGTCAACGGTCACGATAATACGGTCAGCATCTTCACCTTCACCAGCGACATACGCAAAGTTGCGGTAATCTCCGGCACTGCGGGTATAAGTGGATAGGGAGGACGTTTCCTCTTCGTCCGAGAACACTGCAAGCGAGTGAACGGCCTGATTTTCTGTGCGGTCAAGCCCCTGCCATATTTCGGCGTACATTTGGTCATGAGGATAATCGTACAGAATCCGGAATCCGCATTCCTGCGGTGTTGCAATTTCCCTGATTTTTGAAGGCAGATCGTCCCCGCGTGTCTGTACCGGTACCGGTGTCCCAAGGTCGTGCATTGTTCCGAGAGACAGCTTGGCTATTTTTCGCTTGCTGTCAGCCGGGGTGATGCAGTAGTTTGTGATCCATTCCCGCGCCCAAACTTCCGGCGTCTTGGTACCTGTGACGATGTCGGTAATTAAACGGCCGCAAAGGATATCTTCTAAGAAATGGCCTTTTACAATGGTGTCATGCTGCTCTTTATCATAGGACACATCTTGAATGATCCCGGTTTCTACCAGTCCCTTAGACCAGATGTATTCGGCTCCCATAAAAAGCGGAAAATATTTTGGAGAACAGTGAAGCTCAAAATTCCCCGTTTCATAATATTTGCGGTCCCAGATTAAAGAAGAGAAATCATCGAGGGCACCAAGCTCTGCGAAATCAGCATTTAAGATAATTAGATCAAGCAATTCTTACACCCCCAAATATTTTGCAGACCAGCGGGGATATACTTCGAGGGAGGTATACCCATCATCTGCGGTATAAGAAAGTGTATTTTCTCCTTCCAAAATCTGAAAGAAGGTACTGGTGCGATCCTTTTTCTGACTGATGTTGATGCCATTTAACTCGATCCTTTTATTTCCGTGTTCGGTCGTAACGATTAAATGATCTCCGGCTTTCATGTCTACGATTACCCGCAAAAATTCTCCGGTGGTCAAATTGTCTATTCGTGGGTTCTTTACAATGTTTGTTGCGATGAATTCTATTTCGAGTCCGGTCGATACAGCACCGGGATTTGTGACCGTTAGTTCATTGTTGTATTTGCGGTATGCCAAAGTAAGCTTTGCTCCTTTGAAAATGGAAAACGGCGTCATCAGTATCGGCACTTTCCCGGCAATATCGTCTGAAAACTCATCCCCAATAAAATAGGGGTTCGGGCAGGTGAGCTCAAAATAAAAAGCGAACGGATCGTAAAGATTCGCTCGCTTATCTTTTAAGACGGTTGTCCGATAAGATATATGGCGCTCAGTTCCGCAGTAATTCACAGTTAATACTCCGGAGTGATGCACTACAAAGAAATCCTCAATTTGATGGCGTATTACTTCCGGATCGCCGCTGCCACGATATTCTGCTTCGATCGCAATAACTCGGGGTTCCACTCGATATCCGAGTTCCTGACTTCCGTCATACTGGGCATTTGCTTTTAGATTATAGGTAATATCAGAGGATTCAATGCCTTCAACTGTTAAAAGTCCGTAGTTTGTTCCGGTACCCATAGTTAAGGTGCGATTGTTGCTTTTAAGTGTCATTGTGAGCTGCTTTTTATCAATCATAGGCTAATTCCCTCTTTGCTCGTTTTAATGCTCTGGCATGAGCCTGCGGGGTAGGAACGGGCTCATAGAAATTAAAGGTGTCATTGCTGGCTGTACTTGGGGCGGTGTTGCTGGATGTGCTGTAAGGACTGCGGTAATAGTTGGCAGTTCCTACAACTGCAGCAGAAGTATTTGCTGATTCCGATCGTACCGATTCCCGCATAGCGGTAATAACACCGGAAAGCTTTGCAGGGGAAAGCTGCCGCACAATTCCTTTTGCAATCTCGTTATAGACAGACTGTTTTAATGGTAAAAGTGCTTCGTGCCCCTTTTCTCCGTATTCGTTCACACCGGTAACCGGATCCCAAAGCCTGGTTCGATGCGTAAAGACGCCAACGGCACCGTCTGCATGTTTACTGATCTGATATCCGCCGTTTGCGTATCCGGTAACACCGCCATTAGCGAAGTATCCGCCAGCCCACCTTGCACCTCCGCCACCATCGCCAAAGCCACTTCCACCGCCACTTATACTCATGTTTGCAGTAATTGTGTGACTGTTAAAAAAGCCTTGAAGCCAGTTATAAGTTTTCATAGCGACAGAATAAGTATTGTTTTCATCCATATCATTCAGGGAGGGAGGGCTAACAGATGAATTACTAGTGGTATTATCAACATCGTTTACTCCATCTTTGCCGACTTGATCACCATTAGTGATAGGATTCATCGTAGGAGCATCAATCGTAGAATTACTTGATTCATCATTCATTTGACTGACTGTATTAGCAGTTGCATTTCTTGCCTCAGCATCTTTAGAACTCCATCCTTTAATGAACGCTTGGCCGTCTTTGTCGCCACCCGTGTACATCAGTCCAACCCCGTCATCAATCTTTAGGCCCATGCCTTCCAAAGCTTGATTCACGGTATCCTGTGCACCGGGGGGCAGCTTTGTGAGGGATAACAGAAAAGAATCAACCATTTTTTGAGCAGAAGAATCCATTTTGGAGAATTCTCCACCACTGTTAGCAACCATCTGCGTAAGAGTTCCAAGCTGCTTTTTGGTTTCAGAATCCAAGTCTGAAGATAATTGAGAATTAAGATCGGTAAGAACATTATTGTGACGGGTGTTTTCTTTTTCCTTTTCACGGTCTATCTGCTCTAATGCATATGTTCCCGCAGTTTCTTGATCCAAGCCTATGTCCAACCACGCTTGTTTATAATCATTAAATTTCGCATTAATATCATTAATGTTATTAGTGTGTGTCTGATTTTCTTGTTCTTCCTGCTGATTGATAGCGACTTGTTTATTAAGCCAATCTTGGGCAGCAGATGCTTTTTTTGCATATCCGTCTGAAAGAGCAGACAGAGTCGCATTTTTGGTATCGTTTGCTGTGCTAATTTGAGTTTGCTCATTTGCATAAGCGGCTTTGGCCTCTTGATCATACCATTCCTGAGTGTACTGTGGGGCTGTTCCGATTAACTGTTGTTTACTGGCTAAAATATTAGTGGTTTGATCTTGCGCATATTTTACAGTGTTGTTGTATTCATCTTCAGCTGCTTTTTGAGTTCGTTGTGATGCGGCTTCATATTCATCCGCAGTCCCTTCGAAGTCGTCCCGTAAGGATTCGGCTTGACCTTTCACAACTCCTGCTTTGGCTTGATAGAAGGAAAGATATTGATCGGTAATGCTTTGCATCTTCGCAAATAAATCATCCAAGCTTTTGACTTCTGCACTGTTTGCGTCAATGCGCTTGGCGGAATAATCTGCTGCAATTTGAGATATTTGCTGCTGGACAGATGTCATTTCATTAGACAGTTCTGCTTGTTTATCGGAAGACATTATAATTGCATCATTGAATCCGTCCATGGAGCTTGTCGCGCTGTCCACACCAGTTTGATAGTCCTTCATATACTTTGCGACTCCGGAATAAGCTTCTCCGAGTTTATCCTGAGAGTCGGCAAGTAAATCTGCACTGCTGGCCGCTTTCTGCTGTGTGGCAGAATAAATTGCAATGCCTGCGCCAACGGCAGCGATTAAGGTAATCACCACGCCTAGAGGACCGCCGAGAGCCGCACAAGCCGCGTCCCATGCGGCAGTCGCAGCCGTTGCTAAAGTGATTTTTCCGGTTAAGATACCAACAATGCCCTGCATAATTGTCATTTTACCGGACGTTGCATAAGTGGAAATCGCTGCAGCATCCTGTGCTTTTGAAAAAGTGTCCCACATTTTAGCAGCATCTTTGATTTTAGCGACCACGGAAACAAATCCGGATACGGCTTTTCCTGCAGATGATAAGTCCTTCGTAGTGCCTTTGATTGCAGACCAAGTTTTAAAGCCGACTCCTACCGACGTAATAAGGGGAAGCAGGTTGTTAATGTTTCCTGCAAGAAATGATACGGCCCCGGAAACAACTGGCAGTAAAGCATTGACAATTTTGCAAATATCCGCAATTACATTTTTGACGGTAACGCCTAAACCGGGAAGGGCAGATTGTACGGATGCGGCGATCTGAGAGAATCCGGATTTTATGGTGTTTCCGACTTGGGCAACATCTCGGCCGATATCATATCCAAATAGCTGCCTTGCAAAAGCGGTAATCATGTCGAGACCGGCTTTTCCGACCGCAGGAATAACAGTTGTGAGAGCTGAAACGATCGATTGTCCAATACTAATTGCCGATGCCGTAATGGTATCGCTGTTGCTCGTAAGTCCTTTAATAAAGGATACAAGTACCATAGTGCCGGTTTGCAGAAATTGAGGAGCAAACCCTGCAGCCTTTGCGATTGCCTGTGCTAGAACATCACCGATTGCTGGCATTAATTCCGTAGTCCCGCCACGTTTAAATGCGGCGGACAGTTGAGACACCCATCCACTGGCAGTGGGGAGCAGGTCATCTTTTAAAGTGCTCTGCATGCCCTGAGAAACATCACCAAGGAAAGTCATCGCATTGTCTTTTAGGGTGGAGAGCTGCCCGTTAAAGGTCTTGCTTTGTGCCTCCATCGCACCGTAAAACTGGCCGCCTTCACTGGTGGCAGATTTAAATGCCTCTGCGACTTCCTGTGCTGATATGCCGCCGGATTCCATACGCTTTCTAAGGTCGGCCATGCTTTCGCCGGTCTTTTTGGATATTTCATTGAGCGGGTTAAATCCGACGTTGATACACTGCAGTAGATCCTGGCCGGAAAGTTTTCCGGCACTGGAAATTTGAGCGAATGCCAGAGTTAGTCCATCAAATTTTGCTTTGTCGCCCTGAGAAATATCACCCAGCATTTTTAAGTCGGGCATTATGTCATTTGCAGAAGTCCCAAATGCAAGTAACGTCTGCGCACCTTTTGAAAGATCAGACATTTCGAAAGGCGTTTTATCTGCAAAATCTTTTAGATTTGCAATCATGCTTTGTGCTTTGCTGGCGGATCCAAGCATGGTTGTAAAAGAAGTTTGGTACTGTTCCATCTGGGCATTGTACTTAACAATAGTACCAAGTGAGATTCCGCCGATCGCCGCAGAAATACCGCTGATTGTTTTTGTGATCCCGGATACTCCGGATTTAACGGTAGAGCCCAAATTGGATAAACCTTTTTTGATTCCGGCCGTGTCTAGGTCCGTTAGTATTTTGATTGTACCGTCTGCCAAATAATCACCTCCATTTGGGCATAAAAAATCCATGCCTCAAAATGGGGCATGGAAAAAGTTAAAACAATGCAGAAAATGAGTCCGCAAAGTCTGCATCTTTCTGTTCAGCAGAACGCATGTCGGGAATCCGATAGATCCTTTTCAGCTTCCGCAGCTGCTTTGCCTGCTCTTTCGGCATATCTCGGGTGATCTCCGTTTGTCTGATCGACATGATCTTTACGATTTCGTTATTCTCCCCGAGACCTGAAAATAACGCCCGGAACTTCCACCAGTGCAGATAATCGATCGAATTAAGATCGATTCCATACTGAGCAAGGAAGGCAGCGTAAATGTACGGCGCATCATATTCGTATGAATAGATCTCCGTAGCCTTTTTTTCTTTTCCGGTATCTTCAGATTCAGGTTCTCCGCAGCGATAAAACCACATAATGGCATCGATTGTCTCTTGTAAATTCTCAGTGACATATTCAATATCATTGGGGAAGAAAAGAGACAATATTTTTAGGAGTAAGTCATTTTCTGATAGTTGATCAAGCTGCTTCGTTAATAGCAGTTCATACCGGATTGAGGTTCGAAAATCAGTGTCAATCGGAACCTCTTTGCTTCCGATCTTGACAGTATCGGGGAGAGAATCAATCAGCAGGCTCATTTTACGCGCCGAAGCAAGGCACGCATTTTATCGTAGTCTTCGGCAGTTAATTGAGGAAGGCCTTCGGGCGCTTTGGGCGGTTCCTCTGATATTGCCGGGATGAGCTGTCGATTATTAGATTCAACCGTTTGAGTGATTCCCTGTACCTGAGCCTGTAGTTCCGTGTCGAAATTTTTAATAAACTCATAGAATACCCGCAGGCAGTCTTTTAAATTGCCTTCCGTATAGGGGCGGTCAAAAACATTTTCGGCAGATCCCGCGCCGAAGATAGTATCGAAAAAGTCATAGATGTTTTTGCACTGGCGTTCGATCAGAACGAGCATACTATTGATTTTACCCGTTTTGGCTTCACTTTCTATCTTGTTCTGCGTAGCATTACATGTGTCTTTTGCTTTCTCAATGTTGCGTAAAACACGCAGATCGGTGAGATCCAGATTGATTTCTTTCCCGTTGATTTTCATTATTTAAATCCTCCTAATTAAGCAGTCTTTTCTACACCCGCAGTAAATGTACAGGTGCTCGCAGAGTCGTCAACGACGGCGAAACCTTCCTCTTTGCTGCCTTTTACTTTGAAGTTCCCGCTGTATGTATAGGCGTCCAGAGAACCGCCTTCCGAATCAGGAATCACTGCAAACGGGCGCTTGATCGCGGCATAGGTGTTCGCATTTGTTCCGGGGTGACTGAAATCAACAATGACGATTTGCCGAATAGCGTCATTCCCGATCAGCTCGCCGTCTGTGATCTTGACAATATCGTCATGTACGGCATTCCCTTTGTACTGGTCAAAGCCATAGGATTTAGACGGGGAATAACCGGTTATGTCAGTTTGCTCGAAAGATTCATCGACGTACTGACGGTTATATTCTTTTGCATTTTTGTTGGTAGCTAGGTCGGTAAATCCCTGCATCCGGTGAAAAACAGGATCTCCGGATCCGCCTGCAGCAGGAACGCCATAATAAGCGCGTTTTGCTGCTCTTGCTACAAGAACTCCATCCATATTAAAAAGCCTCCTTAAAATAAATCAGTTTGCACTGAATTTGATAACGTTGTGTTTTGTTCTGCTCGTCAGCAGAAAAGGCATACCCGTTTGTGATAGCCTTCACGCTTTGAGCGGTGCAGCCGGCCGGCAGAGAGGGAAGATGGTTTAGGACTGTTTCCTGCTCCATCCAGTCGGAGAGAGATTCAAAAAATTGAGACGCAGCCATGTTTTTGACTGCGTCTCTGCTGTATGCATCTTTGCTTGCTAGGACGAAAAGCGTTTGCCTGCGTGAACTGCCGTCAAAGTACTGTTTGACAACAGGTTCACACGGGACTTCATCGATCGTGTATTCTACAGGCTTTGGAGCAAGATAGTTCACACGAATCGTTTTTCCGTCCAGCAGGGGACAGGAAAGAAAAAATTCCCGAATGCCCTCTATAATAGAATTCATTTTGGCTGACCTCCTACATAATGCGCTAGACTGTTGAGAAGTTCCCGACCGTGATCGGCAATCATGCGCTTATCCCAATATTTCCCGCGTTGTCCATTATCACGATTATTTTCGTAGTACTGCTTCCTGGAATACGGCTGCACATATAAGACACCGTCTTGCTGTACCTGTGCGGTATTCTTTAAAGGACCGTGTAAAAGTGGAACATATGGATCGCAGAGACGCTTGATTTCAGAAGCCATGAATTTTTGTGCCGGACCGTTATTATTTAAATAGCGTCTTGCAAGAATCGCCTCAGCTGAATCAAGTTGAATTTTAACGGATGTTCCCATTAAACCGCCTCCAGCTTCCAGTGTGCGCCCTGTCCGCGCCGATTATCGTGTACGGCTGAAATTGTCACGGCATTATAAGTGCCCCTCAGATCGGCGTCATTTGTTCCGATAGGAGCGTCACAATCACCGAGAACCAGCATATCGTCCTCACAGGGGATAAAGTCTTCGGGAGCGTTATCTGTTGGAATTCGGCATTGAATCACTTTTCCCAGGGAAACGCTTTTATTTGAAACCGTCGCTACCGTATGAGCATACCAAGATGCGCCGGAAATTACAGTGCGGGATACGGCGTTTCCGTCATCATCCAAGTGATAATAAGTGACCGTTTCATTTGCCATCTGCATATCAGTTCACCCCCGCATAACGCAAAGGGTGGGAAAGAGGAAGGTACAGATTTACTGCATCCTCTTTCTGTGCTGCATATTGGCTTTTAACGATCTGTGTAGATTCGTAGGTTTCACTGTAGCCGTCGTTGCTGTATGATTTGATATCCTCATGGGATGTGGCTTTTTTAGCTGCCGCATGTTCATTTAGTACGACATCGGCAACAGCGCACACCGCCAGTTTCACTTCGTCTGGGATATCTTCCGTATGGTTCCACTTTAACCGCCAGTAAGTCAGTAGGTTAACGTACCCTTCGGCTTCTCTCTCAATAGTCGGCCAATCGTTTTCCGATACGAGGGAACCGTGGTAGGTCCCCTGATAGTAAGCAAAATCTGCATACATGTATTTTCCTCCTTAAAAGTTAGGCGTTTGCAGGTAGAGTAATATCTTTTGTAACAGCCGTCTTGTCGACTGTGATGGTATCACTTACAGTGCGGTATCCGGATTTCTTAATCGTTACAGGATAGGTGCCGGCGCGCAGATTATACACAGCTTTACCGCTGTCATCCGTCTTTGTGCGTGCACCGTCAACATCTACCGTTGCACCGGAAACAGCGGCAGGGGTCTGAGCGTTGTCCTTAACCGTCAAAGTTACTTTCTGGTCGGTAAAAGCAGTAGACGGCTCCATATAAGCGAACGGTACGGCAAGACGATCGCTGTCCAAACGGGTTGCATAATTTGGCAGAGCCCAGCCGAGACGCATAACCACACGCAGGGCAATCATGTCCTGCTGCGCAAGGTTATACACAATGGCTTTCGTTGTCGGATCCTGAATGACGCCCTGATCGAGGATTTTAACAGTGACATCTTGACGCATAGCGTAAACAGCCTGGCTGAAATCGCCGGCGACCATGAGCGCAACGGAATTATCAAAACTTCCGTTTACAGGGAAAGAAATTGGTGTGCCATCCAGCGTGTAAGGAGTTGCCGCTTTCATGTCGCTCATAAACAGCGGATGCCCAGTTGTATCTTTGATTCCGCGCAGAGCAGAACGAGTCTTGACGGATGCAATAATTCCATTAACCATATGTCCGGTATCTTCAACTTTGGAAATCAGACCTTCGGTTCCGAGTAAAGTGTCGTATGTAATACCGCCGGAAACGTTGTTCCCAGCATTACGTGCGCGGGTGATAATATCGGTCTGCCATTCGTTCGGGCGGTTGATGCCGAAAGCGATTGCCTGATCAATCCGCAGTCCCATAGCTTCATTAACACGTGGGGTGACTTCTCCCATGATGTCATAGCTGGAATCGGAAAGCACCGCCTCCGGAATAGGAACAATGACGGCCAGTTCTGCGGCAGTCATGTAAACATTGTCCCATGCCTGCATGCTGGTCTGCTTAAAACCGTTGTCTCCATTAACCCAATATGCCATAGGCAGCATATCGAGAACTGGAATTTTAGTTTGTTTGCTGGTCATGTTCGGCATTTTGCGCATAAGCGGCAGCACCGAGGATTGTTTTGGAACATCCTGAAAAATGGTCTGTGTAAGCTGCTCCTGAATTAATGCAGAAGCCTGTTCTCTTGTAATCATATTTTATTCCTTTCCGCCGCCCAAAACTTCTCGCAGGGCGGCATTTGCTTTTTCGTGATCTGTGAGTGTCCCGGCACTGGGGCCGGGAGTGCGTGCTGAAAACTGCGGCGGCTTTTCGTCAGACTCAAACAGAAAACCATAATCATTTTTGACATTATCAAGCTGCTCTTTGAGTCCAAGAATATTGTCACCATCGAGTTTTAACGCATCGGATTTAAGATGCGCCTTTACTCCGGTTACGTCCTTCGCTTTTGCGGACTTCAAGGCGTCGTTCAAAGCATAATCGAATTTTAGAGCGTCAACCTGTTTTTGAGCATTTTCTGCGGCTGTGTCGGATTTCGTTTTCCACTCCGGGTCGTACCCGGTCAGTTTTCCGTTTGCGGTATCCAGCTGCGTTTTGAAGTTGTCACGCTCAGTCGTGAGAGTGCCGACGGTATTCTGCAGTTTCGTGATTTCTTTGCCGTGCATTTCAAATACCTTTTTTGCCTGGTCTTCGGTAAGACCCAGCGCTGTCAATTCTTCTGTTTTCATAATCTGTCCTTTCCTCATTAAAACAACAATCTAGGCGTTTAAAGTGGTTGCTGGCACTCGATTATTGTTTTAATGATCTGCTTTATTAGGGCTGCAGATCGTCCAAAACTTTAAAAAGAGTGTAAAAAATAGACCTTTTAACGTCATGTCCCGGACGAGATAGGAAAGATCACCTCCTAAAAAGGTATGAAAAAAGCAGCCCTAAAAAGGCTGCCTGTTTCTAAAATTGGACATAAAAATACCGCCGAGCAATACGCCAGGCGGTTTAATTATTATAATAAATGCTGTCATATACTTTCTGAGCTTCGCGGCCGAAATCGTTGTATTCATCGTAATGCGGAGGAGCAAACCCTTTTTCTTCAATGAGATCAAACAAGGAATCAAGAACATCCTGACGACGAGTGGCATTTAAAAGCTCATCTGAATTTTTAAAGTTGTCTTTTATAAATGCTCGATCTTTATCTGTGAATTTTAGCATGTATGATCCTCCTTATCTTGGATTGGTTTGAATTAACCGTTTATCACGAATGCTAATTGCTACAGTAGCTTTTTTACCATAAAACGTTTGGCGGATGTCTCCATCTGACATATTGCGAATAGAACCTAACTTTTCAGGATTCAAAAGCGCGTCCGTTGCATCCTCAATCGAAACGCCGGTACGCATTCCAGGGTGTGGTGTAGATGTCTGCCCGATGATACGGTCGATGAAGTGAGTGGCATAGGATTCAATCTTGACGCCTGTTGCGGTTGTAACGCCCAAAATGTTAGCTTCAATATCATGGGCGGTCTGTGTGTATTGTTTCAACCCAACCAACGGGGAAATATCGTCCTTTTGTATTGCTTTATTGTATCCCATGAACAATTGGTATGCAGGAGAGTTATTATACTTCTCTTGATAATAATTTGCAAGGACTTTTGGTGCAGAATCTTTTGCCCCAATATCGCAGATCCACTCGGAATAATGGCTTTTTGCTGAATGGACTGCTTTGCTTGCCTGACTGTGTCCGAATCCCTGCATCTGTACGCGGGAGGAATCTTTTTGCAGTCCGGTTTGATAAATAAGATCTTTCAGTTTAGATTCCTGCTGTTTTAACTTAACAGATTCATTCGTAAAATCAGATTTAAAAGCCTTTTGTGCGGCTTCGTCTTTTGCTGAAACTGCGGCGGTATCATATGCGGCTGCATGGCGCTTGGTATCCCTGATACATCGTTCCATTGCGCGCTGTCGCTGGGTGGCATCATAGTAACTCATTTTTTCGCCGCGATAATTAACGGTTTTATTTTTGTATTCGTCAAGATTTTGCTTCGGATAAGCACTTTCGGATAATCCCTCAAAAAACGGCATAAAGCTGTGGCGACAGTTCCAACCACACAGCCCGTCACCATATCCATATCGGGTATTTGTAACAAAATCGGGGTATTTTCGATTGTTTCCCGATCGGCTGAATACTTTGCCTTGCCAGACAGCATGTTCAGGGCGTGCACCGATATGCGCTGTCGTTTCCACGAGATCGCATCCCATGTCATCTGCAAGGCCGACGGAAACCTGTGCGCATGTTTGATTGACGCCGGTTAAAACGGAGCGCCTGACTGCAACGTCAATACGATCATGGTGCCCGGTTGGATATGTGATCCAACTGGCGTTGTCGGATATCTTTTGGATAGCGCTTCGAACTGATGTTATGTAATCAAATGCACCGGATGAAACCTGTAATTCCGCTATGCTTGCAGCTTCGATATAGGCTGTTTGAGCGCTGCTGGCCGTTGTTAGGGTGAGATTGCGAAGATATCCGTTTGTTTTTATCAGACCCGCATTTAAAAGTGCCTGCGCAGATGGGGACATTGCAATGTTTAATCCCGCTGCGGCATAGATCTTTCCGTCATAAGAAACAGCCATAGCACCGGCTTCTTCAAAAGCCGCTCGAACCTCTGAATCTGCTTTATTAGAATACTTTACAGCCTGTTTAACAATCTCATCGTACAACATGCCCGCGTCTTGTGCTCTAGCAATCTGCCAGGCAGCAGTATCGGTAATTCTTCCATTTTTTAAGAGTGCTTTTACAATAGCCTTTATAATTTCCTCATCAAGTCCGGAGTACAGCCAAACAATATCATCTGCTGCATCGGAAAGATACTCAGGTGGCAGCACCCGAATCACCGCCCTTTTGGAAATCAAACGGATTACTTAGGCTGTTGGCAGCTTCATTCGCAATCTCTTTTGCATCCTTCTCGGTATAGTGCTCAAACTCAACCAAATAACGCCAGAATGGAAATTTCCCAGCAGTAACATACTGCCAGTACATTTGCTTGCGCTGCTGCGGATCGTTGACAATACTGTCATCCCAATCATAGGCAGTCTGGTAACTTCCCTGCGGCGCTAATTTATACAGTGTCACAAGTTTATCCATGGAATAAATAAGATCGTCCAGAGCGCTTTGCAGGGACTTCTGAATATCCCGCACGGTAGAAAAGCTGCGTTGCTTTGATGCCTGAATTTCTGTTGCAGTTTTAGCAACATCCTGCGGGTCAGATAGAGTTCCATAAGCAAGCCCGCACTGCATTTCAATCTGTTTGAGCATGGTATTCATGCCGCGCGCAAGACTTTCGTCTCGCAGTTGAGGTGCAAAGATTTCATAGAACGACTGATCCTGCGCACGAACGCTGTGTCCGCGATACAAGCGCTTATCGCGTTCCGGCATTTTAATGGTGCCGTCTGATTGGGTCTGCAGTAAATCATCTGCCACATCAATGGCCAGTTCGCCGCCTTTAAACTCCCAGAGATACCGGCCATATTGCGCGTCAAAATCTCGTATTGTTTCCACTGCATCCGCAAAGACCGAAGTCCCAAGCGGGGAATGCCTGTCCTGCCGGTTTGCCTGTGGTACTCGGAAATAGGCGAACAACGGACGATCAATCTCTTTAATCTGCATATCTGGCGTAAGCTGTGCCCATTCCGGCACGTCAGACAGGGCAATAGGCGTTCCGATTGATTCGGAAGAATGGCTTTGGAATGCTCGATTTTGAATTGTATAGGTTCCATTTGAGTATTCATGATGCTCTGCACGAGTGAAAATATTGTTTTTACGCTTGATTTGCTCAACAAATACACAGCCGGTCATTTTTCCGGAGGTGTCAAACGAGGTAGGGAAGAAGTCGTCTCCCTGCACTGAATCAATTACAATCTGGTTGTTACTCACATATGGTTTAAATACGATGCCGCCCAGGGCACATCCAAATTCTATATAAGTGCGGATATCAATTAGAAAGTTTTTGATCTGCTCTTGTAGAAAGTCCGCACGCGGTGAACCGGAAATGTCAACTTCCATCTCCAGCGTGACCAGTCTGGCAAATTCAGAAGAGATAATGACAGGCAATTTGCAGCTGTGTAATCCTGTCTTCGCGTTGCACCAAGGACCACCATCTTCATACATTCGCGCCCAAAGATCAATGGCTGTACTCATTTTTTCAGACAGCATCACATCTTGCTGGGTATTTTGATCAAATATCTGATTGAGCATTGATCTAATCCATTTCAATAACTTTTTGAACATTTAAAATCACCTCGCTTTCCAGTCAGCCCAGCGGAATTCCCGCGCAAGTACGGTATAGCAGAAGTACCGCATATCATCCATCGCGTGATCGTTTTCTTTGATAACTGTATCTGAGTTTTGCTTTTCATCCCATCGATATAGCCCAAATTCCCGGATAATATCTTTGCAGGATTCGTGAAACTGCAGCATGCCTGCATGGAGCAGGGAAGAAGTAACTCTGATACCGTCAAGAACGTCATTATCTGCTGCCCATACGCTGAACTTTCGATGTCTCCGGATGCATTCCAGAAATGATGCAGCCGAAGGATCAACAATAACTTTTCTTATGTAATACCCAGCAGTCAGCTTTTCGAGAGCTGCATAGTATTCTTCATCTGTCCACTGGCCTTCTTTGCGTCCGTCATGGTACCATTCTTTTACTCGGGTCGCTTTGTGATCCTGCACGCACCACAGCCCCATACTGCAGGGATTGAGAGTACCATAATCGATACTGACAAACCACTGTCCATCCATACCCGCAAGCGATCCATGTCGAATAAAAGAGTCTGGACTGTCAGTGAACATGGGGTAAACTCTACCTTCGGCAACAACCCAGAGGCCGAGAATATAACGATCGTAAAAGACACCGGTATAGTTGCTGTAATATTCCTGCTTTTTTTCCTCACTTAGCGACGGATTATCGTCAAGCAGAAAATGAAGGTGCAAGGCATTGTGCTTTTCGGGCTGACAGACCCATTCTTTATAAAACCAGTGCTGTGGCCCTTCCGGGTTACAGTTGAACCAGTATTTTGAACCGTCCACACTGCAGCGGGCAAGCGCCTGATTCACAAATGATTCGGGCATTAAGGCTACTTCATCCAACAATACTCCGGCTAAGGTAATGCCCTGAATCAGTTGGTAGCTGGATTCATCTTTTCCTCCGAAAATATAAAAGTGGTTGCTTTTATTTCCGCGGGAAACAGTAAGCACATGATTCGCAAAGTGGATTTTGAATTGCTGCTGTAGATAGCGAATCCCCATCAGTGGCCGGATAATGTTGCGTTCTGCCGAAACAACGGTTTTACCGCAGATTCCGAAATTTTGTCCGTTAAAGTCGCTCATTGCCCAAAGAACAAATGATAAAGACATTACGCAGGTCTTGCCGGCACGAACAGCGCCGTCACAAATAAGCGCCGAATATTTGGAGTAAGGGAAAGTGAGAATTTGCTTTTGTTTTTCAGAAAAACTCATTTTTTCTCGAACTCCTCCTTCAGTGACTTTGTGATTGGATCATCTTCGACGGCAACGGCAGACTGCTGTGCTTCAGGATGATCAGACCAGCCCTTAAAATTGTTTGCAAGGCTGAACTTTGCGCCATTGCTTCCATCTTTATCGTAGAGCCTTGCTTCTGCGTATTCTTCGCATCTGGACTTTGCGCGCGTAAGCGTGTCATTAAATGCTTTACTCCTTGCCTGATAATTAAGAAGCGCCTGCCTGGAATTAAACCCCAGTGCAAGCGCTAAACCTGTTACGGTTGGAGGCCTTCTATCTAAAATGATAGGATGTCCCCACTTATTCAGTATAGCTTTCCCATCATCATCCAACAACGGATTTCCTTCGCATTTATCGAAATACTGATCAATCGCTTCCTGCATTTCTGCAGCGCTTTTATACTTTCTAGGACGTCCAACAGATTTCATTCAGGACCACCACCCGGAGGGCGCTGACCAATCAGCATCAAGTCAGTAGCCCATTGTGCTCGTAGCCGGCGAAGATCAGCTTCCTGCTGGATAGAACGATGAGGAAGGCACTCAAGATTGCGTATCTGCTTATCTAGGTCGATTCGGTGATGCGGATCCAGCGGGCAATAGGGGAGGGCACACGCTGGACACCCGGTCTTTATAGTGTTATTCTGCGGACAATGATCACATGGCAGCATGGTGCCACCTCCTTAAAAAATATTGATGAAATCGACAAATTATGTTAATATCTGGAAGAAAGGACGGTGAGAACTATGCAAATGCAGACCGTATCTTCTAGCGACCTTGCCGCTGTAGGATATGAAAATGGATCGCTTTGCGTAAGGTTCAATTCTGGTGGACTTTATGTATACAGCGGAGTTCCAGAAAGTATTTATTCAGGACTAATGAATGCTTCATCACACGGCAAATACTTTCACGCTTACATCAAAAATTCATATTCTTATCAGCGCATTGGCTAATCAATAACAGTCAAAACAATTGCGGGTCCGTTTACTTTGATGTTTATATCTTGGTAAGGCTCCGCAATTGTTATTTCTACGCCTTCTCGATTTTTTAATTCATTTACAAGATCACATGTGCTTATAGCTTTGAGCTCTTTCATTTTGAATCACTCCTTAAAAATTACAAAATAAAAGCACCCAAGCTTATTAGCCAGGTGCTTTAGAAGGAAGGTAGGAAAAAAGTATCTATGTACGAGTCTTTTAATCAATTTCTCACAATATCATTTTACTACCTGTTTTCACTCAAAAGGTGCCAACTTTTCAAATTTCCAAAAGATTTTTCGCAAGCTCGGTTAAAAAATTGTGCCGGCGGCGTTTCATTGATCTCTCACTCATTGGAAGAATTATGTAATTCATTGGTACCCGTTCAAACATATTCAGTCGAATAAATTCTTTGCTGGTGTCGTCCGGCATTGTGTTCCACGCCTGTTCAATTGCTTTAATTTTAATATTCAATCGTTCCTGACGAACAATCAGCCGTTCGGCTTT